TAATCTTGTGGTTGTCCATCTTTTACATTGCAGCTTTCTAATTGTATCTTACCACTTCTAAAAGGAATAGTATCTATTTCAATATAAGCATCAGCTTTTGTTAATGTACTAAAACCATTATCATTACTATTCTCGTACCAATGTCTGAATATTTTATTATTTTGTTTTGATGCAGGAACTGTAAATGTTTGGCTAAAATCAGTATATGTTTTACTTATATCATTTACATTTTGAATAGAACTATTAACCGATATTTTTTCATCGTTAAATAATTCTACTCTATTGTATTCTAATGTAACTGAATCTTTAATATATATTCCTACTACTATCATATAACATCATTTATAAGGTTATAAGCGTATTCAAAATCTATTTCGTAGTTTATTAGCTTGTCTTTTAAACTTGTCTTTAAATCGCTTCCTTGTGTCTTTACAGTTACAGGTTTACCATCTAATAAAACAGTTTCAGATAATAACAAATCAGTTATTAATTCTGAATAGTTTTCATCTACAAATCCTGTATTTAATTTTACAGTTTGTGTTCCATTTATATTAAATGATTTTACTTGTCCTTTAGATGTGTTATAGTTTATTGCTGAAGGCATTAATTTATAATCAGTTCCTTTTACTGAAACTGTATTAGTTTGTTGCTTAAAGAATGTTAAAAATTCCCAACCTCCATATCTATTTATAAAAGTACATTCAACAGGTGTATATTTACATTCTTCATTAGAATAAACCAAAAAAGAATCAGAACCTATTAATACAGAACTTGCATTATAAAAATTAACTACTAATTGACATCCATCTTCAAAATTAACATTTGTTGGATGCAATGTTAATGGTATTTTAAAATTATATATTCCATTTAAACTGCCAACTGTTGTGGTAAATGAATAAGTATTAGTTAAATTAATATAAGCAATATTTACAAAATAACCTGTGGTAAATTCACCTAACCAATTAACATAATTTTTTAAAGATGAACTTGATTTAATTATATTTTTAGATATTAATTTATTAGATAAAAAACCAGTAGTAAAATAATCTTGAATTGCATTTACTCCTTGTGTATAAGTTGTAAATCCATTTACACCAACATATAATACATTAGAAATTTCTGTATAAGTTGTTCCGTTATACCAAGATTTTTTTACTCTAAAATTAACCCATTCATTATTGTCCTCATAAGATGGTGAGCTTACTATTTTTGTAGGATTTATATTCTCAATAAATTCACGTACATAATTTGACACGTTGTAATATGTTGCTCTTTGTGTTGTACTTGGAATTGATTTTGTTAATTCATAATAACCAGCTTGTAAGGAATTAGTTGGTTCAGATGTTCCTTTGTTCCAAATCGATAAAATTATTTTGCTTCCAGTATGTGTGCTGCCTTGTGAGGGTACATCAATTATAAATGGACTTCTTACTTTTACTACTTTCATATTGTATGGTATATTGTATCAATCAATTCTTCGTCTAAATATATTTCTTCTTTGCAATCCCACTCATTTAAATAAATACTTGAATCAATTTCTGTGTCGCTTTCTATTGTAAAAGTTGGATATGCTTCTTCTTCTTTATAAATTTTTATTACGTGCTTAAATATTTTCATTTTATATCTTTTAAATTAACATCTACCATTGTTTCAACATCTTGACCAAATGCTTTTAATAAATCTACATCTATATATTTTTTATAACCCGCTTCAAATGGTTTAGTGAAAAATAAAGAAGGTTTAATTCCTTTGTGAAAAATACTTCGTGTAATTAAATAAGCAGTTGAATCATAACTTAAGAACCTTCCTTTACTTCCTTCTTCTTTACTTCTAAATTGAAAGCCTCTCTGTCGTACCCATTTGTTTATTCCTTGTGTTAATCCTCCCTTTGGTCCAGTACCTTTTCCAAACTTAAACGGACTATTGGGAGCTTTTGTTGAACTTGTTTTTCCTTTTACCCCTTTATCTCTAAATGCTCCATAATCAGCCATCGAAAAGCCAACTATACTGAATTTATCTTCACTAACTATTTCTCCTTTTATACTATTAGATAATTCACCTGTATTATTATAACTTCCATATTTACCCCCTCGTTTTAAATTATCCTTTGCTTCTCGGATAACATAGTCACGAAACATTTTAATAGTCTTATCAACTTTTTCAAGTTTTAACATTTGCTCATTTGATTTTGAATTACCATATCAAAAGTAACAGTTACACCTGCTAATTTGTTTTCAAATCTTTCTGTAAAAAATTCACAAGAAGGTGTTCCTGCTAATTCATAATCATCTCCAAACTTACCCATTCTTAAAACTTCCAAGAATCTATTAACTACCATTAATTGTGTATTTAAAACATCTTGTTCATTGTCATTACCTAAAAATATATCTGTTGTTAATGATTTACTTTCATCAACTATATCCATACATAATATAGATACATTGTAACTCCAAGTCGAACCTAAATACGTTGCTGAATTTATTATAATATGACTCAAAGGAAAGATTGTAAGCTTGTTTAAATCAACTCTAAATATATATCCTATAGTAACTGTATTTACAAATAAATCTTCCTTTAATTGGTTCTTAATTGCTTGTGTTATTTCGTAATAATGTGATGTCATCTATTCTGTCTTTTAATTAAATCAGCTTCTATTTTATTCTTTTCTTTTTCAAATGTTAGATATGTTAAACATTGATTAATTGGTAATCTTGTAACTGCGTCAAATCTGTTAATGTCTCCTTGAGCAAGAGCATAGATTGAACTATACCATCCCCACTTTTGTCCGAAGTTTGCCGTTGCAGAATATTCTGTACCTCCGTGTCCTTCTCCAAATAAGCTATCGTAGCTTTCAATAATTCGTTGCCTAAACTGTAAAAAAAAACAGTAGCACCTAAACAAACATCTAATGGTGCAAACTTCATTACTTCAGCATAGGTTATAGTTCCATTATAATCTTCAATCTCATACGTGCCATTTAAGCCTTTCTTTTTAATTGGTCTATATAATACTGCCATTGCTTTATGTATCTCGTCCCAATCGGTTATATACGTGTCTAAATCGGTATACTCACCAAATGTCATATCTTCTAAATTAGGAATAAAACCAAATTCAGTTCCACCCATTTTAAATGTAGGTATAAAAGAATGATTCTGGTTAAACATATTTCCAATAGATGTAGTTATATCATTTACATCTTTATATTTAATTGAAGCAACCTCTTTTAAATCTATTCCACAAAATATCTGTACCATCTTTTGATGCAAGAATTCTGAATCTTCATTGTCTTTAGCTATCTTTAAAAAAGCCTGATATTGTGAAAGTTTTATTTCACTTAATTTAGTTGGTATTGTTATTTCTAATTTCATTTGATTTGTTTTTTATAATAATAAAATAAAGTGTAAATTGTATTAAACAAAAAAAAGACCTACATTTCTGTAAGTCTAATTTCCCTAACAATCAATTAACCTATTAACTAATCTCTTTTATATCTATTGCAAAGAAGTTCTGTTTAAACATATCTTTGAATATTGTAATAACCATTTGTTCGTTTGCTGCTATTATTTTAGCATACTCATAATCTTTCTCATTGTCAGCATATCTGTACCAACCTTTAACTTCGTATTGTTTCATAATGTTTGTTTTAAGATTAAATATATTTTACAAATATAATACTTTTTGTTATTTATATTTTACTTTAACATTTATTTAACTATTCAAATAAGCACTTGCAACTTTATACATCTCTTGCATCTTTTTAATCTCACCTATATTACGTGGCAAATTAATAACCACTTGTACATTCTTTACGTGGTGAATATAACATTGTATTGTTGCAATAATTTCTCCGTATGTCATAGTTTATATATTTGTCAAGTAACGGTGATTATCGCCTTTATAAAACATTTTAGTAAATAAAATAACTTCCTTTGTTTGGGTTCTCTAAATGTGATGTTGCTGCATATCTCATTGCATCTATTGCGTGATTATAAGCATCTATTGGTTTATTCATTTTTACTCCTGTCTTATCTGTTAGCCAAATGTAATTTCTTAATTCATTAATTAGATTCTTACTTCTTGATGTAACATATATCTTGTTTTGATTGATTAAATTAATACCATATAAGATGCTATCTTTTCCTTTTGATACAGGTATTACATTATGTCCATAACTATTCAACTCAGCTATTGATTTTGGTTCTGCACTATCAGCATAAACAATATCATTTACTTCATTTGCTTTTAATAGATTTGATATTTCACTATTCAATAATCCTTTTTTATAAATTACCTCATCAAATATATAAGCATCATTGTATTTATACATTGCAACTAAACTTGTAGGGTCATTTGAATAACCAAAATCCATTCCATAACACAATATTCTTGCATCAGTTGGCAAATCTATTTCATTCCAATCTGTAATACATACACCTTCTAAAGAACCTGTTTGTCCAAGTCCATATACTTGCCACCAATTAGCCCAATAAGTAGATGTTAATGCTTTTACTTTTGCTGATTCTATTTCTTTTATTATAGTTTCACTTAATGCTTCATTGTCTAAATACGTTAATGTAATAAAGTCTATGTTATCTTGTGTTAGTATTTCTTTGTCTACCCAAAATGTAGAAGCTGGATTATAATCTAACCATATATCACCACTTGTTCTAATTGCCATTTGGTAATAGCTTTCAAAATCTATATTGTTACATTCGTTAACGTATAATATGTTTCTTCTTGCTCCTCTTAATTTATCAGGTTGGTCTACAGAAAAGAATTCAATATAACTACCATTAGCAAATGTGTATTTTAAAGTAGATTTATTAAACTGGTCATCATTATATCTACATAAAGCCATTATAATTTTTAAGAAGTCTTTTAAAGCACCTCTACGTAAATGTGGTATACTTTCAGATACAACACTTATTTCAAGCATTGGTTCTTTTATTGCTTTATCAATTAACAAAGGAAGTATTCCAAATGTTTTACCAGCTGAAGTACCTCCTCTAATAACTTTAATACGTTGCTTTAAACGTGATAACTTTCTTATTGCAGTAGTTAATACAAACTCCATATAATAGTTGCTTAAATGTCATCAAAATTGATGTTAAAGATAGGTTGCTCATTTGTTACTGTAATGTCTTTTGTTTCTCTTGGTTTACCTGCATAATAGTTATAGAATAATTGTGTGAATTTAAAATCACCATTCTCTAATCCTTTTTCTAATGCCATAAATGCTAATGGTTCTAATGCTCCAAGTTTTTCAAGTAACTTTACTTCTTCTGCTTTTGATTTACGACCAGCAGATGTATGTCCTCCGTTGAATTTTCTTTTATCTTCCATAATTAAATAAAATTATTATTAAATTAAAAATAAACATTTTTGTTTATTGTTTATCTTTAAATCCATTTTTCAATCTCATTAAATTATTTGCTCTTTCTTTTATCTGTTTAAATTCAGAATCAGTTTTAACTCTTTCAGATAAACATTTATCACAATATAAATTTTGTGTCAAACCTGTAGTTATTATTATACTACATAGATGACATAATGTAGCACCTATTCCTCCATTAAGTTTATGAATTGGTTTCATCTTATTTATTTTTAAATGTTTCAAATATTAATCTTCTTGCTTCTGCATCTGATTTAGTTGCTCTTAATTTTTGTAGAAATTCAGATTTACCTATTTGTTCTTGTTGCCATTTAACACCTTTTTCAAAACCATTTACATAAGATATTCTATCATTATCTGTCATAGAGTCGTCATTTAGCCAAAAGTTTTCAACAACTTCTTCAAGTGTTTCTTTTTTCATTATTCTTGTCCTTTTTTAATTAAATAATACCATAGCCAAATAATTTTTGACCTTATATATTCATAAGCTAATAATACTAATATATATTTCATTCTTCATCTGGTTTATATTCCCAGAAGTATTCACATTCTAATCCTTCATTTGGAGGTTTACAAAAGTATGATTGTCTAAACTTACTTGGTTCTGCTTTATATCTATAACA